AATGGTTAGAGCAACTCAAAAAGGTGAAATGGAAAATCCATCATCTGAGGTTGCTAAAGCTGCATCCAGTATGAAGTTGAAAGATGTAAAAGATTTTGCAAAAACAAAGCATAAAAATTTACCAGAAAAGAAAAAAGAATCAATGAAAGAAGCAAAGGATACACCAGGAAAAGGTAGTGGTAAGAAAGACGCTTGTTACAGTAAGGTCAAGTCTCGCTATTCTGTATGGCCCTCTGCTTATGCTTCTGGTGCTTTAGTAAAGTGTCGTAAGGTTGGTGCTGCTAACTGGGGTAATAGCACAAAAGAAGAAGTGGAGATTGGCGAAGCATGTTGGAAAGGTTATGAGCAGAAAGGCATGAAGACTATGTTTGGAAAGAGATATCCAAACTGTGTTAAGAAAACTAAGAAAGAAGAAGTAAATCTCGGTGACAATCTCAGTCTACATGTAGAGGGTATGGGAAATGTTCGTTATTGCCCTCAGTGCCAAAAGAATGAGACTAGAGAAGAGTGTGCATATGGGCCAAAAAACTGGGATATGAATTCAAGTCCTGCTGCTCTTGGATCAAATACATTTGATATTGCTTCTGTTACTCCATCAAATGAAGAGTATGTTGAAGAAAAATATGAAAGAATTCAAAAAACGGGAAGAACTTATACAATCTTCTTTACCTTTAGAGGTCAGTATAAGTCACTTCAATTTTTCTTTCCAACATCAAAGAGACCTTCTAGAGAAGATGTATTAATTCAACTCAGAAAAATTTATCCTGAAGCTATATTGGCAAATTTCTTTGAAAGAGATCGTATTGAAAATGAACCGCTTGTAACTGTAGAAGGTGTTAAAAGTTTTGGAAATTTCATGGCAGAAGGTGCTGCATGGACTAAGAAGTCTGGTAAGAACAAAGAAGGTGGCCTCAATGAAAAAGGACGTAAGTCTTATGAAAGAGAGAACCCTGGTTCTGATCTAAAAGCACCATCTAAAAAGAAGGGTAACAAAAGAAGATCATCATTCTGTGCAAGAATGAAAGGTATGAAGGCAAAACTCACTTCTGCCAAAACTGCTAGAGATCCCGATAGCAGAATCAATAAGTCCCTTAGAGCTTGGAATTGCTGATGAAAAACTTTAAACAATTTATGTCAGAGTCAGTCAATATCTCTGGCGACTTCAACGGAAACCTATACATCAACTCTCAAGATCAACAATCTCAAGAGGAAGTTGGTGAGAGTTATGTTGCCGATATAACTTGGCAGAATAGCATATATAGAATTGAGATGGTAACAAAGACTGGAATACCATCAAAGCAGGAATTGGCTGAAAAACTTCAGAGTGAATATCCTGGTGCAATGGTACATAACATTTATCCAGTAGAAGAAAAGAACTTTAATATTAAAAACGCAAGGAGATATCATCCTTCAAAACTAGAATGGGTTGACTGATTATGGCACAGTGGAATAAGACTACACAAGACTTTCTAAACCAGGAAAGATCTTTATTTGAGACATATAATATTGCAGATCATTGGGGAAACCAGACAGATTGGAGACCTAATTTTTCCGATAGTAATAGACTTAAAGTTGCTCCATACCAAACAGTATTTTTCAATACTTTTCAGTATGGCAAAGAATCTGATGTATGGGATGAAAGATTAGTCGGAGTCGGTGCAACTGCTACTTTTAATGCAAGTTCCAGTAATGTAACAATGCAGGTTGGTTCTGCATCTGGAAGTAAAGTAATTCGACAAACCAGGAATGTAATGAGATACATTCCTGGTAGAAGTGGAACTCTTACATTTGCAATTCGTCTTGATACTCCACAAGTTGGTATTCGTAGAAGATTTGGATTATTTGATGAAAATAATGGTGCTTACTTTGAGGATGATGGTGGCACTTATTCTTATGTGATTCGTAGTACTACAACAGGTATTGTTACAGAAACCAGAGTCACTAGAGACAATTGGAATGGTGAAAAGTTTGATGGTAATGGATATACTGGTGTAACTGCTGATGCAACAAAACAGCAGATGATTTCCATCAACTATGAATGGTATGGTGCTGGTATTGTAGAGTTTGCATGGTTAATGAAGAATGAGACTATTCCGTCTCATACATTTGATAATTCAAATACTAATGAGAGTGTTTGGTGTTCCACTCCGTTCTTACCCATTCGTGTTGAGATTGAAAATATAACTGGTGTTGCTGGAACTCATTACATCTATCAGGGTTCTAATTCTCTAATTCAAGAAGGTGAGCCAGAGAAACTTGGTATTCTTGAAACTATATCCAATCCGATTACTGGCACTACACTACAATCTGCAAATATATTTTATCCAGTCGTAACTGTCAGATTAAAATCTGATCAATTAGGTGCTGTTCTTTTACTAAGATCCTTACAAGCAGCAACAAATGATAATACAAATATTTTTTGGAAATTAATTCAAAATGGAACTTTAACAGATGAAAATTTTGCAGATCATCCAAATCCAGATTCATTTGCTCAGTATGATGTAAGTGCCACTGCAATTACTGGTGGGATTGATCTTCTATCTGGATTTGCTATTGCAGGAAGTTCAGCATTAACTGAAATTGATGACAAAGCTCAACTACAACTTGGTAGAACTGGTATTGGAACAATCAGTGATACATACACTTTAGCATGTGCCTCTCCCAACACTAACAAAAAGGCACTGGCAGTTCTCAACTGGATTGAACAAAGGTAATTGATTATGAGTGAAAGCATTTATCTTGGTAATCCAAATCTAAAAAAAGCAAATACAAAGATTCAATTTTCTGAAGATGATATTCGAGAATTCTTGAAGTGTAAAAAAGATCCTGTATATTTTGCTAAAAATTATATCAAAATTGTTTCTCTAGATGAGGGTCTTGTACCATTTAAGATGTACAAGTTCCAAGAGAAACTTGTAAAAAACTTCCATAAGAATAGATTCAACATCTGTAAGATGCCACGTCAGACTGGTAAGTCTACAACATGCGTGTCTTATCTGCTTCATTATGCCGTCTTTAATGACAATGTTAATATTGCTATCTTAGCAAACAAAGCAGCTACTGCGAAAGATCTTCTTGGAAGATTACAACTTGCATATGAAAATTTACCCAAGTGGATGCAACAGGGTATTGTTTCTTGGAACAAACAATCATTGGAGTTGGAGAATGGATCTAAAATTATCGCCGCATCTACATCTGCATCTGCTGTCCGTGGCGGGTCCTATAATATCATCTTTCTTGACGAGTTCGCTTTCATCCCAAATCATATTGCTGACCAATTCTTTGCCTCTGTTTATCCTACTATCTCGTCTGGTAAAAACACCAAGGTAATTATTGTTTCAACACCACATGGTATGAATCACTTCTACCGTATGTGGCATGATGCTGAAAGGCAAAAGAATGAATATGTTCCGACAGCTGTACATTGGTCAGAAGTTCCTGGAAGAAATGCAAAGTGGAAGCAACAGACTATTGCAAACACTTCAGAACAACAGTTCAAAGTTGAGTTCGAGTGCGAATTCCTTGGATCTGTTGATACTCTGATTGATGTCACTAAACTTAGAAACTTAGTATATGAAGATCCAATCAAAAGAAATAAAGGATTGGATATCTATGAAGCATCTCAAAAAGATCATAATTATATGATTACTGTTGACGTTGCTAGAGGAGTAGAACGTGACTATTCAGCTTTCATTGTATATGACATAACACAATTTCCATATAAGATAGTTGCAAAATATAGAAATAATGAAATAAAACCGATGGTATTTCCAAGTATCATCAAACAAGTTGCAGACGGATATAATCAATCATATGTTTTAGTTGAAGTCAACGATATTGGTGATCAAGTCGCATCTATTCTTTATTTTGATCTTGAATATGAAAATTTGCTAATGTGTTCTATGAGAGGTAGAGCAGGGCAAGTAGTTGGATCTGGATTTTCTGGCAAAAAATCTCAATTGGGTGTCAGAATGACATCAGCAGTAAAAAAATTAGGATGTTCTAATTTAAAAACTTTATTAGAAGATGATAAACTTTTAACAAATGATTATGATATTATTTCCGAACTAACTACATTTGTTCAAAAGAGACAATCATTTGAGGCTGAAGAGGGATGTAATGATGATCTAGCAATGTGTCTAGTTATATTCTCATGGTTAGTTGCACAAGATTATTTCAAAGAAATGACTGATAATGATGTTCGTAAAAGAATTTATGAAGAGCAAAAAAATCAAATCGATCAAGATATGGCTCCGTTTGGTTTTATTGCTGATGGTTTAGATACTGTAAGTGAAGTTGATAATGATGGAGATAGATGGTTTGCTGATGAATATGGTGATAGATCTTATATGTGGGATTATAGATAGTGGATATTGAAGATTCTTTTGAGTTAGAACATCTTCTTTTTAATGAAAGGCAGTGCAGATCTTGTGGTCAAACAAAAAATTTATTAACGGACTTTTATCTTACTAGAAAAGATAGAGGATCTTTTCCATCGGCATATTCATACGAATGTAAAGAATGCACAATCAAACGTGTCATGAATTCAAGAAAAATTGATACTTCCTTCAAAAACGACTATCCAGACTGGTAATATGTTCATGCATTGTTTCCCCATGATAGAGGTACTTTTTAATAAATAACTTTAGATTAATATCGGACACCAAAAGGAGACATCAATGGCGCTAAATTTAGCATCTCCTGGTATTGTTGTAAGAGAGGTAGATCTTACTTTAGGAAGAGTAGATCCCGTATCTGATAAAGTTGCTGCTATTGCAGCTCCTTTTGCACAAGGACCAGTAGAAGTTCCCACTCTAATCCAGAATGAATCCGATTTGCTAGCTAACTTTGGCAAATCATATGATGCTGACAGGCATTATGAAAACTGGATGGTCGCATCTTCATATCTCGCATATGGCGGATCACTAAGGGTCATCAGAGTAGATGACGCAGATATGAAGAACTCTTTCTTCGGATCTGGTACTGCACCAAAAATTAAAAGTTTAGATCATTATAATGATCTAGGTTACGAAGATAATATTATTCCTGGAATTACTTTCGCATCTAGAAATCCTGGATCATGGGGTAATGGTTTAAAAGTTGCAATTATTGACTCAGCAGCTGACCAAAGACTTACTGGACTCGCACTAACTGGTATTACAGTTGGTATGGGTGTAAGTCAAGTTGTTCCCGAAGGAACCGTTGTTCCTGGTATTGGAGCAACCTCTACACTAGATGGTGCATTTAAAGGAATTGTAACTAAAGTTGGCGCAGACTTTATTGATGTCAAATTTGTTCAACATGAAAGTGCTGCTGGAGTAACAACTCAAGTTGATTATCAAGAGAATGGAATTTATAGATTCACTGGTGATGTAAGAATCATCAACTCTTCTGGTGAAGGTGTAACTGGTGGTAACGAACTATCAACAACTCTTGCATCAGTCGGTCTTTCCACTGGAGTTACTTCTATTCCTGTTGGTGCAGTAACTGATGTTGTTGTAAGTGATGTTCTTTCCGGTCCTCACCTTGGATATGGCCTAACAGTTACTGGAGTTGGAACAACTGCTGTAACAATTAGTTCTTTCGCTGGATTCAGTACATCTGTTGCTGGCCCTGCTAGTGGAACTCTTCCTGTTGGTACTGGAGTAACATTCGCACGTTCTATCAGAACTAACTCAGCGGCTGATTGGTTCGATCAACAAAAAATTAGTTATACTGGTGGAGAACTTTTCTGGAATCAACTTTCTGATCGCCCAGGAACTTCAGAGTATGCTGGAAATAGAAATAGTAGATTTGATGAAGTTCATCTAGTTGTCATCGATGACGATGGATCACAAACAGGTAATCCTGGAACTATTCTTGAGAAGCATCTAAACTTGTCTAAAGCAAGTGATGCCCAGTTTGAAAATGGATCATCATCTTACTACAGATCATATGTTGCTAGTGGTTCTGGTTACTTCTTCGCTGGTTCGTGAAACCACCGAGAACGAGTCTCAGAACTATGGTTACAAGTTTGGTCAAGAAGAAGAGACCTATAACATCGTTGCTGCCCACGGGTACTTCGGTCGTTTGATCTTCCAATACGCATCATTCAACAACTCCCGTTCACTTCACTTCTTCCTCGCCGCATGGCCTGTTGTAGGAATCTGGTTCACTGCATTGGGCGTAAGCACCATGGCATTTAATCTCAATGGTTTCAACTTCAACCAGTCCATCCTTGACGGACAAGGACGTGTCCTTAACACCTGGGCCGACGTGCTCAACCGTGCAGGACTCGGAATGGAAGTCATGCACGAAAGAAATGCACATAACTTCCCGCTTGATCTTGCAGCAGTTGAGTCCACACCTGTGGCCTTGATTGCTCCTTCTATCGGTTAATATGGAACCTGGTAGTCTTCACCCCCTCACATACGTGGGGGGGTTTTTTATAGGTATTTTAACTGTTGCAATTCCTCTAATCTGTGTGGTACTATTATGATTGGTAAACTTGATCCAGAAGAACGCATTATGGATGACATTCTCAACGAACCCTACTCTAGATTTCTAGAACTGTCTCAGATTGATGAAATCAAACAACTCATCGACAAGTACGGCTGGGAAGCGTCAGACAAAATCGTAATTGAAATGGCAGGAACTCAAGTCTCTGGTATTGATGTTGGTGAAGTCTATAACAAAAAATGGCAATCACCTATTGGTACTCGTAAGTGTAATAAAGAAGCATTTATTGTTATCAAAAATCTCTCCAGAGATCCAGTGATTTCCTCTAAACCTATGGACCGAGAACATAAACCTCAACATCCTTACTCATCATGAATCTGATAACAAAAGACAGTCCTCAGTATTTTGAACTATCATCTGAAGAATCTTATGATCGTCATGATTATAAAGTAGTCATGAAAGATGGTAGAACACTCGTCACTGGTGATTGGCAAAATGCACAACTCATCTGGTTTCAAAATCCATCACAGTTAATATCACACATAGAGGTTTTAGATAAACCCAACACAACCACAAATAAATCAAACGGAGGATTTAAATAATCATGGTTGCTTCAACATTACAACAACAACGGAGGGGATGGTTTGACATCTTGGATGACTGGCTTAAACGCGATCGTTTTGTCTTTGTGGGTTGGTCTGGACTATTACTTCTTCCCACTGCTTATCTGGCCATTGGCGGCTGGCTTACTGGCACGACTTTTGTTACGAGTTGGTACACCCACGGTCTTGCTTCTTCCTATCTTGAGGGTGCTAACTTTCTCACAGCAGCTGTCTCGACGCCTGCTGACGCTATGGGTCATTCTCTTCTGCTACTTTGGGGTCCTGAGTCTCAAGGAAATTTTCAGAGGTGGCTCCAACTTGGAGGGCTTTGGTCCTTTGTTGCTCTCCACGGTGCATTTGCCCTTATAGGTTTCATGCTTCGTCAGTTTGAACTGGCACGTCTCATCGGTATCCGTCCTTACAATGCGATTGCTTTCTCTGGTCCTATTGCTGTCTTCGTTAGTGTCTTTCTCATCTACCCTCTGGGTCAATCAAGTTGGTTCTTCGCTCCATCTTTTGGAGTGGCAGCAATCTTCCGATTCCTCCTCTTTCTCCAAGGATTCCATAACTGGACTCTAAACCCCTTCCATATGATGGGTGTTGCTGGTATTCTAGGGGGAGCACTACTTAGTGCTATTCATGGTGTCACAGTAGAAAATACATTGTATGAAGATGGTGAACAATCAAATACATTTAAAGCCTTCGATTCCACTCAAGAAGAAGAGACCTATTCGATGGTTACTGCGAACCGTTTTTGGTCGCAGATCTTCGGGATTGCGTTTAGTAATAAGCGTTGGTTGCACTTCTTTATGTTGTTTGTTCCTGTCATGGGTCTTTGGACATCTTCTATTGGCATCATTGGGCTTGCTTTTAATCTTCGTGCTTATGATTTTGTAAGTCAGGAGATTCGTGCAGCAGAAGATCCAGAATTTGAGACCTTTTACACCAAGAACATCTTATTGAATGAAGGACTACGTGCATGGTTGGCACCAGTTGATCAACCACATGAGTCATTCGTATTCCCAGAAGAAGTATTGCCTCGTGGTAATGCACTTTGAATACGTTTTAGCATGGGTTGCACTTATCATTCTCTATTTTGTTACTCAGAATCCTGACGATGATGATGATCAAGATGGTGGTATGATGGTCCCATCGTATCAAGGAAAACAATGAATAATTTCGAGTTCACACTATACTTCATATGCTTCGCTCTCATTGCTGGTGGTGCCTTCGCTATGATGTGGGCTAACATTCAATCTATTAAAGTAGAGATGAATAAACCCAAACCACGTCATCCAGAAGCACCACAAGCAGGTGAAGAGTTGATGTATGTAGATCTAACCAGGGAAAAACTGGAAGAAATTTATGATAAAGAATAGAGGATTCTGAAAAGGTCAATCTTAAAACCACCTCTTGACTGGGGTGGTTTTTTAATGTATAATTAAGTATACAAGTGGTTTTGTGTATGAAATTTATAGGTCTGCGATTAGATGATCATGACTCAAATATTACATACACTGACGGCACGAAGGTTAAATATACGAACTGTGAAAGAAATTATCAATGCAAACATTATGGTCTTGATGATTTAAATACATGGACTAGTATTATTAAAAGATGGAAAGTGAATCCATCTGAGGTTGATGCGATTGCAATTATCATCGATAAATCTTTACATGGACATATACAATACAATGAAGATGATTTATTTTCTATTGTAGAATTAAAAATTTTTAGAGTTCTTGGATTTGAATGTCCTATTTACAGAGTCGATCACCATTATTCCCATGCGTTAAGCATATGGCCTTTGGGAATAAAACCAACAGTTAGTATTATTTCTGATGCGTTTGGAGATGATAGTACTAACTTCTCCGTTTTTAGGGATGATAAAATTATTACTAGATTGAAGAGATCCAATGAAATAAGTTCTTTAGGATATAGATCTTTTGAGAGCATTGCTATGTCATTAACTTTTGTTG